ACCCCAACGGCGCTGACGCGTACACACGGGGATGAGACCGCCGTTACCCTTGAGCAGATACTGCAATCAACAGATCCCGAGGACTTCGCATGAGTACCCAACAGCGCTACCATGTCGGTGCATTTGCGCATCACATCCCAACAGGAGTAACATTCAAGGTGTTGTGCAATTGTTCCGCTTCACAGCCGCGCCATCACACCAGACGGTTTGTAGAAGCTCACCCGGACGAACACCGTCCCGCCACCGTTGAGGAAATCCAGCAATGCCTAGGGATATCGCCGGTCAAAGCCATGTCGGAGCCTTCGAGCAAGTCACCCTCTGCCCCGACACCAACACAGTCGCCTCACCTGTCACCCTCATCGGAGGCAATGCGCGCTACCGCGTAAGCGGCCCCAAGGCGTCAGCGACGCCAACCTTCGTCGCCCCCACGCAGATGCCACGGTATGGCTCCAAGCACTCGGCACTCGGTTACAGAGCCTACGAGCAAGGCGCATACACCCAACCCCCGGCCTACTCCTTTCCCGCCCCGACCCTTTCCCCCAGCGCCGATGCCATGCCCCGCGCACCAGATCATCCGCGCGCCGCTCCCCCACCGCTGGCACCCCTCATCCAGCAGCGCAGCACCCAGGCCAAAGCGCAACCGGCTCGATCGCCCGACACCTCAGCCCCACGGCGCACAGCCTCCTCCCATACCCCCCGAACCAAAGGCCAACGGACGTGATTCAGCTATCCGCAGTCATCCCCATCGGGTATGGGGTCACTTCGCAAGTCATCCATATCCCACCGGCATCACTCGGACAGGCCAGACTGGTCATGACCGGCGACCAGGCGCAGCACAGCGCCGGGTTCCAGATACAGATCAGGCAGTACAACATCTCCCAAGGCAACACGGACGAGTGGCTGGAGTTCGAGCCTTCGGTGTTGCGCGGCTCAGAGGGCAAGGAGCTCCCGCTACCACCGGGGACTTACAAAGTCACACGGTTGGACTCCACGGTGCCCTGCGGGTGCGCGGTGAATCTCGGCGCGGTCATGCTCGGCCACCGGCTCAACAAGCAAGCACCGGACGGCTTGACCCTCTTTCCGACGCGCCCTGCGTATCACGCTGTCGGGGATGCCGCAGACAGATATGAGTTTGCGGGCGGTCTTGGAGTGCTGCCCACAGCATCCATTGCCTACGGCATTGATGACGGGCAGTACCGCCACCACGGTGATAACGCAGGCCCGCCATCCTACCTCGGCCAACGATACAACCCTGTGCTCAAGACCGAGCACACCCATCGGCAACATGTGACGGCTACGGTGGACGACATATGGATCGAGGAGCGCATCACCGGATGGGCTGACCTGCCGCGTGTCCAGCCGGGGGTGACCACTACAGTTCACGTATCCGACCTGGACGGATTGAACGGCGCAGATACAGATCGGTTACGGTACTCGTGGCTCAACATCACGGCAATCTGTCTGAACCAGCCCTCCACAGGAACGATCACTGGCCCGACGACAGGAAACTCCAACGGTGACATAAGGGGCGCCATCACAGGCAACACGGCTCACCACTACGACAGCAGCCGACGGGAATACCTGACGAGTTCGACTGCTAACCTTGCCTTCGACGGGAAGCATCAATCCGACATATCCCTGCACTCGGATCTAGACCATCACCTCATCCTGCATGCGCCCCTCATCAAGTTCCATAACATCACCAACCTGGAAGGCAGCACCCAGACCTGGAGCAAGATCGTTCCACTCAATGCACCCACACGGGTATGGGGTATCCGGGAGCATCGCCGTGATCCCTACAACCCGTTGATCGGCACAGACTTCAACAACACGTTGGCAGGTGCACACTTCACTATCTATCACGAAGGCCCGCATCCGCTTTTCATTGCCTTGTCCATCGAGGTTATCAGGCTCGGCCCCCCGCCGTAACGCCCTACCCTTCAGCGCCACCCATCCAGCACCACACTCCAGGCTCCAACCAACAAGCCCACGGCAGATCAACCATGGCGTCAACACCTACCCCACTGCGGCTGTTCACCGAACCCCCGCCCTTCAACCCCTCAGCCCCTGACCCGGTTGAATGGCTTGCTGTCTCCTATGAGTCCAAAGGCAGCGCCTATCTGCTCATCTCCGGTGAACAGTCTGCGCCCAATGCGGGCTTCCACATCTACCGGGTAGACGCCAATCTGAACCCGCTCACTGGCGCACCGCTCGTCCTGAGGGGACCACCTGGCACCATCCTGCGGCTGCCAGACCCCGGCTACTACATCGTCGAACGACTGCACTCCACCCACCCTGCATCCATTGAGTTCTACGACGGTCTGCCGCCCGACCACGATCAGCCACCCACGCCCCGTCCAACTCCACCCAACCCAACCAATCCAACCAATCCCTTTATCTTCACGTGGGCTGGGGTTGTGGAGGTGATGCAGTTCCCAGGCTTCAGCGAGCGGGGGTACAAGCCCGTACCAACCATGTACGAGGGCTACAATGGCGAGCTTACCAGGTCGTACAACTTCATACGCCAGACAAAGCCTGTCGCCCAATTCGACGAAGACCCGGACAATGCGTCGTTCAGGCTCGTCGGCATCACACCGCCCCTCGAATACATGCGGCTCTCAAGCGACGGCAACTCACAGGCGGAGGAGGTATACGAGGTCATCCATGAGCGTAACGTCGTCAGAACGCGCATCCACCGGATCAAGATCACCAATCACAACTTCGACCCGATCGCGCTTGCCCTGCACTGCCCCTACGGAGGCACGCCAACGTATCGGGCGTGGATCGAACTGGCGGAGATACCCCCCGGACAGACAGTCGAGATGGATTTCAGCCACATGATGAAGTACAACATCGTAGAATTTCCGGTGGAATGGGATGACCTTGCACTGCTGATCGAACCTGCGGTGTTTGACTACCAACCCAACGGCCCTGTCATTGGCATGGAAGTGAACTACGAACTGTTCCCCGTATCCTTCGCTCATATCCACGCTCCTATCCCTGAATAAACGCACCAGGCCAGACCCATGAGCACGACAGCACCAGCACCAGCACCAGCACCAGCACCCATCAGGCCCAAAGCCTGCGCTAAAACCCCAAAGCGCTACGACAGGCCGCCGTTGAAGTACCTGCTCAACCCCTGCGACATTGACCGCGCAAAAGTCCTCGCCCCCATCGGCGACGCCTTCGCTGCCATCTATCGGCGCTTCACCGCAGGCACGGAGTGCGAGTGCTGTCTCGGCGCGCGTGTCGCTGGCCTCACGCTCGCGGCGACAGGTCTCGGCCTCGCCCTTGCACACACCCCGTTCGCTGATATCGCCACAACGGTCAGCGAGTGGGGTCGCAGCCTGCTGCAACTCCTCTAGAGCGCCCTGTATGCGCATCAGAACGCGACGTGACCAGTACCCCTATCCCTACCCCTGCTATGGGCCGTATGCGCCTCACGCGCCCGTACCGCCCGCCGCACGGGCATGCGCGCGGTGCTACACCAATCCGGTAGACCCGCGCAATGCCCGACCATGGCCGTACTACGACATCTTCAATCCGCCGTCTCCGCCATGCACACGGCTGCCACCCCCTGCCCCAAACCCCTGACCCGCTCTTGCACGCGGCGGCAGACCCGAGCACAATCCGCATCATGAAAATCATAGGCCCGACCACGACCAGCCTGACACTCGGCTATCCGAACTCAATAGCGCCATCTTCACTGACGGCCTACATCGGGCAGGTGGTCTATAGCAACCCGACCGTTGCGCCAGATCATCGGGATTGCCGCAGGCATACGGAAGAAGTCATCCTGCCGCTGACGGCAACACACGACCCCGCCACACGGCAGATCACGCTGACGGATTTCGACCACAGCAAGCTGGCTCCAGGGGTCTGGCTCATCATCGTACAGACCGATTGCGGGTGCTACTCAACGCGGCTCTTCTACGACTGCGACCGGACAGACGACACCAAGCCGCATCTCATTCCCACCCATCAGCCGACATCCCCACCCATCCCGACCCCTGTGTGTGCGCCTACTCCCTGACGCCCAGACACATCACCTGCCGACCCACCACCAATCCCTGACCCACCGATCCCTTCATGCAAATCGACCTTCCCGCTTACGGCTGGCAACCACGACCGGCGCAGATCAAAGCGTGGAACGCGCTGCAACGGCCACAAGTCCGCACAGCCATCCTGGCCTGGCACCGGCGAATGGGCAAGGACGAGATCGCCCTGCACAATGCGGCCATCAAGGCACTGGAGCGGCAGGGGAACTACTGGCACATGCTGCCAGTGCAGGAGCAAGCACGGCGCGCCATCTGGGAAGCGGTCAATCCGCGCACGGGGCGCATCCGGTGGAAGGACGCCTTTCCGCCCGAGGTCATCCGGCACGTGGACAACCAGGCAATGAAGGTGACATTCGTCAACGGCTCCACATGGCAGGTGCTCGGCTCGGACAACTACCAGACATTGGTCGGCGCATCACCCGTCGGCATCACCTTCTCGGAAGCCGCGCTCGCAGACCCGAACGCCTTTGGCTTCTTCCGGCCAATCCTGCTGGAGAATAACGGGTGGTCGCTGCACATTTCGTCCGTGCGTGGGCGCAACCATTTCTACAACCTGTTCGAGAACTACAAGACACGGGATGACGCCTTCTGTGAATTGCTCTCGGCGGAGGACAGCGGCGTCTTCACCCCGCTCCAACTGGCAGCAGAGCGAAAAGATTACATTGCAATGTATGGGGCTGCGCTGGGGAACAGTCTCTTTGAGCAGGAATACCTGTCCTCCTGGGACAGCGCCGTTATCGGTTCGGTGTTCGGCGCAGAACTCAAAGACCTGAGAGCCGAAGGCCGGGCGCTTCCGCTGGCCTACGACCCGCGCTACCCCGTTGACACTTCATGGGATCTGGGCGTCGGGGATACCAACGTGATTCTCTTCTGGCAAACGGTCGGGAACTATGAAAGGTTGATTTCTTGGTACGCATCCAACAACGTTGGCGTAGATCACTATGCCGAGGTGCTGGCCTCAAAGCGCTACTTCTACAGGCATCATGCTGCACCGCACGACATCGCCAATCGGGAATGGGGATTGAACGGCGTTACACGCCTCGACCACGCCCGCAGCCTTGGCCTGCATTTCGAGCGTATGCCCAATGTGCCGAAGGGGGACAGCATTGCAGCAGCGTCGCAACTCATTCGCCGAATGCAGATCAACGTATCCGATCAGCCGGTGGACGACCCAATGGATGACTGCGCGTTCATCCTCGAAGCGCTCGGGCAGTATCACTTCCAGTACGACAAGGAGCGCAAGGTCATGTCGCGCAATCCCGTCCACGATTGGACGAGTCATTACGCTGACGCGCTCATGACAAAGGGACTGGCCGCGCTCAAGGTACGGGGAGGGGGGCATCGGTCGCCGCCCCTGCAAGGCCGTAATGCCGACCCTGACGGCATCCAGACCTACAACGCCACACGGGTAAAGGACATCCTGCGGCGCAACGCACAGCGGTCACAGGCCAAGGGAGCATTTGGCTGACGCCAACAGCCCCGCCCCGCGGTCAGCAGATCAGGCACTTGCGGTAGCGCTTGCGGCCTGAGTGGTAAATACGCCAGATTTTCATGCGCTGGCAGTTCTCGAACTCGGTTTCTTCCTCACGGAATCCAGGCAGACGGCGCAGCGCGCAGCGCTTTGTGGCCGTCTTGTGGCGGCGGATAGTATTAGGGCTACAGTTCCACAGCGTCCAGTAGTCTGGCGCGATATCCCCGTCAAAATCAAAGCCCAGAGCTTCGTACAGCCCGCCCTGGTACTTGTCGCAGTCAACGTAGCTCACCATCTCAACTGCCCCGTCAGCGAGCGCACAGGCGGTCAGACGGTCAAACAGCCGCTTGGCTCCACCAGGTATCACGCAGCCATCGGTGCAGTACCGGGCGAGCGACCAGACACCGGCGCTTTCGCCCCGCCCGCGGTGCTCCTTGGCAGGCCCGCCGCTCATCACGGCGCGCAGTGCGCCATCACGGTCACGAAGCCCCAGGTACACCCGCGCAGCACCTGCGCCCAACCAATGGTGCTCGGCGAGGAACGCGCGGGCTTCGCTGCTCTCAACCTCGCACACGGACAGCTTGCGCGCGCCAATGCGGGGAGCCAGCCCAAGCTGCGCCTTGAGGTAGCGCTCGACCAACCCGCGGCGGTCGCGCCATTCGTCCTCATAGATGGCGATGTAGCGCAGCCCCTGCCGCTCGCACTCCAGGCGCTTGACCAGGTGGCGGCGTGACCACCGCGTCAGGTTCCATTGGGGCTTTTTCAGGAACCCTACAGAGCCAGTGCTATGCCAGAATAGACCGTGGTACTCCACAGCAAGCAACCCAATACGGATATCAACGTGGTGATTTCCTCCTATGCTGTGCTCATAAGTGCAGTCAGTGCCGTCAGGCAAGGGCAGTGAGAGCAGCCAGGCGTAGATTTCTTGTTGTGGTTTTGACTGCTTGCCCCCCATCAGCACGCCACATTTGGGGCACCCATTACCTGATAGGTGTTTGTGTGGGTTTTGGAGAAACACACCGTGCTCAGGGCAGGTGATTTCCATCTTGCGATTGTTGGCTGCATAAGCTCCGTAAGAGTAAGTATCTCCGTGAACTATACGAGCACGGGTCTCGAAAGATTCAGCAAAAGGAGCTGATCTGCGCTCACCACGTTTAGCAGCACTGCAATGCGGGCATCGGCTACCACGCATAAGGCTGCGGGGTAGCGCCGTGAAGCGGCCATGTAGGCGGCAGCCGAGAACAACTGGAGTGGACCAGTCAACAAAAGCCATTTCAGATGCATCATATAGTGGGGCGAGATGCGCTTCTGCATAGGAGTTGAAGGCTGCGCGGCTGCTGGCTCTGGCCGACGAGTGGTAGATGCTGGAGGCAATTCGGGTACCGCGCAGAGTAGATGGGATATGACCCCGAAGATGGGCCTTGGCGCACTGCTCCACGAAAGAACCATCCGGCAATCCAATCCAGACCTTCCCCGTGGTCTTTTCGTACACGGTGCGCGAGTAGTCGAACTTGTCACCATGAACAGCCTGAGCCTCACGGATGAAATCCTCGGTCGTCCGCTTCGGGGGGCGGGGCGAGTATCCTTGTAGGTGGCGATAAGCGGTCTGCCATATGAAAGTACCGTCGGGCAGACCGATTTCTACCTTACTGCGGGCATTGGTGTAACGTACACGGGAATAGTCGTAGGTATCCCCGTGCACCTTGCGGGCAGCTTCAATGAAAGAGGCTGAGTCCATCTACTCACGCATCCATTACCGGTGAGTGTTGGGCATCTTTACTTTGAGCGGCAGCTTCATGTATGCTACGAGAGCATCACGGACAACTGCCCCCATTGAAACGCCGTCTTTCTCGGCTTTGTCGCGCAAGGCGTCAGCAAGAGCAACGGGGAGGACGAATTGGATACGTTCGGAAACAGGGGGTCTAGCGGGCATGGCATGGAGCCTCATACGTGAAAGGAGGCCATATCTTACATCTACTGGCAGGATATGTCAAGTGGCATCAACGACCATAGAAGCCGATCAGAAAGCCCGTGATAGCCTGGCGCGTGTGGTGCTTGACCGCTATCGCAGGGCGAAAGAATACCGTGATGGCTACATACTCCATCAGAACAAATCTTTCAGCGCCCTGCTGTCCCGCGCCGAGCACCAATTCCGCAGGGAATACACCTGCGATGATGCGGCTGCGATGGAGGATGCCTTCGGCTTCACGCCCAGTCGTTATTTCGGCGTGACACAACAAAAAGTGCTGGCCACAGTGGCCTGGTACAACGACCTGCTCACCAGCAACCTTGACAACGTTGCGGTCTGCACGCCGACCCCTTCGCCCGAGATTGACGAGGAAACGCGCGAGCGCATCCGCGACGGGGTGAAGGACGAATTGCGCAGGCGCATGGCTGACGGCGGCATGGCAAACCCTGAGATGCTGCTACGACCGGATGGCCGCCCAGACCCGCGCATCGAACGCTTCATGGCCGAGCAGGTGCGCGCCATGCGACAGGTCGAGCAGGCGCGCATCGTGGCAGCGGCTGCCGGTGCGGCGGGGGAGATGCAGACACGGATGCGGGACTTGATCGTGGAGGGTGGATTCCGCCAGGCGTATCAGCTCTACACCTTCGACCGCTGCCTGTACGGGGTAGGCGTGATGAAGTTCCCCGACTTCCGAAGGAAGCCGGTGCTGAAACATATACGCGGCGGAGGGGTGAAAGTCAAGTGGGAGATCAAGCCAGAATTTCGCCGAGTGCAGGTTCAGGACTTTTACCCCATCTGTGACGCCATTGACACCACGACCAACACCGGAAACACGGAATACACCTACGTTACCAAGTCCGAGCTTATCAACATGGGGCATCTGGACAGCTACTACGCCGACCAGATCGCCGATATCATTGAGGACTACGCCTACAGGGGGCGGCAGTGGTTGGATGAGCCGACCGACGCCGAGTATTGGGGGCTGGACGAGACCATCCCGCTCCTCATTCATGAAGGGTTTTTCTCCGGGGACGAGCTTGCCGAGCACGGCATTACGGGGCTGGACGCGACCGATTATGTGTCTGCCCGTGTCGAGGTCTGTGGCTGGCGCACGATCCGCTGCTCCATCGAGAAGATGCCGACCGGAGCCAATCGTACTTATTTCATGTCGCCATTCTCCAAGATCGGCGACAATCTGCTGGACTGCTTGGGGCTGGCGGCCATGCTGTTTGACACCGAGCAGCGGGTAAACCGGCTTATGCACCTGTACGAGCACAATGCGGATTGGGCGTCTCGCCCTCCGGTGATGGTGAACCCGTCTGTGTTTGACAACCCCGAAGATGCAACGCGCATTGTGCCGGGCGGGCAGTACGGAGTAGAGGACAGATTCGGCGCAACAGGCAGCATGCCCGAGCCGCTGCGGGGCATGCGCTCGGTGTCAGCACAGTACCACCTGCTCATGTCGCAGGTTGGCTTGCTGCTGAGGCAGGCGGATGAGGATTGCGGCATTCCAGCCTTTGCCTACGGCGCGCAGGACTTCGGCCGGTCGTCGCTTGGCGAGTACAGCCAGCGCATGAGCAACGCGCTGCGCACCATCAAGCAGGCGTCCTTGAACGAGGACATTTACTTCATTGAGCCTGGCTTCAATGGGCTGTTCATGTACCTGATGGAGACGGAAAAAGACCTACGCGCGGGGCAGGACATCGGATTGGTGGTGCGCGGCATGACCGGATTGATGCGGCAAGATGCAACTGCGCGGGCAATGGAAGGTATTGCACCGATGGTGATGGGTGATCAGACAGGGCTTGTGCCGCCGCAGGTGAAGGAGTACGCTTTGCGGCAGATGCTGGAACAGGCAGGGTTCCCTGTCGATGCCCTGGGGCTGGATGACCCGACAATCGAGAACGCTATGGCCGTCGCCGCCAACCAACCGCTCCCCGGTTACGCACCAGGAGGCCCCCAAGTCCCACAACTGGACGGCCGGTCAGGTGTCCCGTCTGCTAACGTCGCGTCGCCACGCGGCATGTCGCAGGCGGCCATCCCCGCCCCATCGCTAGGAGGCTGACATGAGTATCAGCATTGCAGGCCGGAAGGTGGAGAAAGGGGACAACCTGTACCATGTCGGCTACAGGCTTTGGGGCGTGGTGACGCATTTTGATGTAGGCACGGCAGTGCTCAAGCTGACCGGCACAGACGGGAGCACGCGGCAAGTCCACGTGCAGGATAACGGGATTGTCGGCAAGGCTCGGCAGGTGTACTGGCATGTCCCTGTACGCCTCGACCTGCCCGTGAGCGACATTTCCAGCATGCAAAAGGTGGTAGACGTGATGGCACAGGAGTATGGTAAATGAGCGGTGATATCCGGCTTATCAGCAGAGAGAGCCTGAGCAACCTGTCTGTGCCGTTTGAGGTCACACCTCGGGGGCAGGTGCAACTATTCGCGTCTGGCCTTGAGCCGGACGATTACGTTGAAATCGAGATGGTCAAGATCGGCGCAGCCGGAGATGGAGCAGGTACGGGGCGCGTGACCCTTCCGGCTGTGATCTGGTCAGCGCCATTGCGCTGCGAGAACGGCCAGCCTGTCCGCCTGACGGCTGATTTCCCTGTTGTGGTGGTGGACTACCCGCAGCGAGTGAAGCTGCGCCTTCGGTTTGAGGGCGACCTGTCGATGGGAGATAAGGAGGTCTGGGCGTCGGATGTGAGCTTCACGGCAGTGTCAGACCGGATGCGTGGCTGCCGCTGTGCAGCATCGGCGAAGAAGGGGAAATAACAGATGGCGCGGATTGTTCTCTACGACGAGCATACGATAGACCCGATCTCGGCGGTGTTCTATCTGGACAAGCAGGTGATGGTCACAGCGTCTGGCATGGACGAGGGTGATTTCATCACGTTTGAGCTTGTCAACATTGAATCCGGCGCATTCTCCAAGACGGACGGATGCTGCATCATTCCAGCGGGGCCAACGGTCATCAAAACCGTGCAGCAGTTGATGTGCCCGTTCTGCCCCGAGATGGGCGGGACGCCGCGCCCTGTCATGCTGACACCCAACAATCCGATTGTCGTACTGGATACCCCTGTCGGGTATGCCATGCGGGCGATCTACAATGGTACGGGGCTGGCGAACGGCACTGTGCTGGCGGTGGCCAAGGATTCGGAAGTCGTCGAACTGACCGATTCAATGCGGGGTTGCATCCCGTGCTGCATCGATGAAGATGATTCGTGGGGGGAGACTGGCGAACAGCGCTGCGTGAAAGGCAGCGGAGTGCTCGACACCTCCACAGACCCAAGGCCGAAGCCTGATACCTTGGAGTGCATGGAATTTTGCGGGATTGTGGAGTTTAACATATCGCAAGGGATGACGCCAGAGGAAGCAGCAGAAGCAGCAGCAGCAGCAGCAGAAGCAGCAGCAGGTAGCGATGACTATGCTTGGCTTAAATGTGCGGAGGACTGCGACGGGATTGAGGTAGGCTCTCCGGGATGGGTCGAGCGCCAGGAGGTCAGCAATTGCGGGCGCTTCCGGTGGGTGCAGGTCGAACCGCTGGAGTGGGTGGACACGGGGCAGATTCAATGTATCTCGGACACTGAGACCATCAAGGAGCAGACAAACCAGTGCTGCTGCGAGCGGCGTTGGGTGCCCGGGCCAGCAGTCAAATGGGTACGGACGGGGCGCTTTAGGTGTGATGCTGCCAACTATTGGGTAGAGCACGAGTATGTCAATCAATGCGGCCAGACCAAATGGGTTGAGGAGGGGGAGAGCATTGAATGGACGGATACTGGGCAGTTCCGGTGTATCTCAGATACAGACACGGAAATAGAGCAGCGGAATCAATGTGGCGACACTCGTTGGGTTATAGGCCCTGCCGTGGAGTGGGTGGAGACAGGGCAGATCAGGTGCCACGTACCATCAAACACGATGGATTACGAGCTTCGGAACCAATGTGGCCAGACACGATGGGAAGTGCTGGGCGACATGGATTGGGTGGATACGGGGCAGTACCGCTGCAACGTAGACCATATGGCAGCGGAGCAGACCAACCCATGCGGCGACCGCCGCTGGCAACCTACAGGAGAAATTTGTGTGGGCAAAAGCATTCAACGCAAAGCCACTGTCAGGGTGGGCTGTGGTATGGGGTACCCCAGCGCAGATGATGATCCGCGCGCAACTGTCGTCATTGCAGATTGCGATGGGGAACCTGTGGCGTTCATCTACCCGTCGGCAATTGATGGGGCGGAGACACCTGTGTACGCGGATGAGTGTGGCGTGTGCGGGGGCGAATTGATCGGTTTCGCAGTTGACATGAGCGAAGCCGCATGGCGCTGCGCCAGCAAGCCGCTGAGGGGTGCACCAGGCAAGGACGGCAAAGATGGGGATAAGGGAGATAAGGGAGATAAGGGGGATAAGGGAGATAAGGGAGACCCCGGCAAAGACGGTAAACCGGGTAAGGATGGCAAAGATGGAGATAAGGGAGACCCCGGCAAAGACGGTAAACCGGGTAAGGATGGCAAAGATGGAGATAAGGGAGACCCCGGCAAAGATGGCAAAGATGGCAAAGATGGCAAAGACTGCACGTCAGGGAGCGATCCAGACAAAATACCAGACACGCTTGTAACCAATATTGCAGCGCACGCTAGCGGTCAACTTATTCAAGGGGCGACTGCCAGCATCACACTCTTCCCTAACGGGAAGGGACAGAAGATTGAATCCCCTGGGGGAGGAGGGCCGTTCGATTGGGCAGTCAATGCCGACGGCGTTAACCTCCAGATCAGGCATAAATCAACAGGAAATAACGGGGGAGCTAACTACGACTGGACAGCTTGGGAGGATTTCACCGGCCCCGTAACATGGGCTTGCCAGATCAATGCTACCAGTTACGTCCCGGGGGTTAGCGGGTACCAGCATATGAACGCTACGGCAAACGTTGAGTTCAGGCTCAAGGCATCAGGTGCTTTTTTATTCGGTTTAGTCATCACCACGACGGCACAAGTCAGCTAACAGGAACACAGTTATGTCATCTCTAATTACATGTGACAAAGTAGGAAAAGCACTCACTGAGTGGCTTCACAACGCATCCGATTCCGAAAAGGCTCTTCTGTGCGACGCGCTCGAATGCGGAGGGGGTGCCAATGCAATCGCATCCGTGGTGGTGAAGGATAGCCAAACCGTCGGTCTGCAAGGGGATGGCACACAGGCAGCCCCATTGACGGGGCACGCCAAGGTTGCACCGTCTACGTCAAGCACAAATAACCTCCTTACAGCAACGGGGGATGGGTTGCTGGTGGACGAGAACCAGATCACTGATTTGATAAACAACGCAACCCCCAGCGGGGATTGGTACCCAAGAACCGGAGGAACGGTCGAAGGGGATGTGAAAATAAAACCGGCGGCAGGCCAGGCATCCATCACCCTGGAATCCGCAGACGGAGCGTTGGCATTTACACTTCGCACCGTAGATTCGGTGTCGCCTTCGCTAAGGGGGCTGCAATTGGTGGATAGCGCCGGAAACGTCATCTTGTATTACAACGCAAACGCCAAGAAGATTGAGTTTAAAGTTCCCGTTGAAGCCTGATTAATTGAGGATAAAAACAATGCCATTCTTACAAGAACAAACGGATGCAGCTATCGCTATCCCTGTCCGGTTCGAGGAACACTTACGAGACGGCGTTAAGGTGGCTGTCCCTGCGGTTGACACACAGGCTCTGCTTACTCGGTACGGTATTGATGCCAGCAAACCGGAGGCGTTGATCGCTGTGCTGTGGCGCATTGTCGCAGGGCTGGCACAGGACATTCGCGAACTTAACGCGACAGCCGGACAGGTGATGAGCGTCATAAACGATTGCAGCTACGTCAGAGAAGCTGTACAGAACGCCCTCAATGAGAGGTACGAGCTTGAACTGGAGGCTTTGCGAGAGGCAAATCTGCCCTCTGACGAGGATGCGATTGCCGCAGAGCTGAGCACGTCGGATGTGCCTGCGGGTGCTACTAAGAAAAATAAGCGTAAGGGGTGACAGATCATGCCTTCCAACTTCCTTGCGAGAGGCATTGACTTTGATGATTACTTCATTAAAGATTCCAGTGCGCCAGTTGTGCCTGGGTATCCTCAATTACACTACAAGAAGGGGCCCTCCCATAAATTCCCTCTGGGCTTTGGGTGGCGAGGGGTGGAAGCAGGAGTATCGTTTTCTCTGGGCTGGCGATGGAGCATCGCACCTAAGCATCTCGCTCGGCGACCAGAAGTCAGTGGCTTAGTAGACGCATTACGGTGTTTTATTCGTAAAGCCAATGCTCCCTTAATAACGCTCAGACCCACATATACCGCAATAAAAGATCCAGTCACTTACAAAATAGAGACTTTTTGGAACTTGAATTATTCAGGCACGATAGCGCCTGATGCTGGCGAGTTTGCTACTGGCACGAAAGTAACAGCGTATGACGGGCAGAGCCTGCCCAATTACCATACTATTACTGCGTCGCTCACAACCGATACTTTTCTAAGCGATGCTTTTATCGAGAAGGCTTACGTTGACGTAATTGAAGATTCAATTACGATAAATGACTGGACATACCACCAGCATGTGGCGGAAACGCGAGAGTGGAGGGCTGATATAACAAGCGATCTTCCAGGTGGGCCGACGCCTATAGCTCAAAGAAAACGCGAGCGCGTAGTAGTAATCAGTACCGAGATGGCAGCCCGCCCAGAGGACGCTTTTGCGGAAGAAATGATAACTAAGCAATCCTCGCATAAGATGCGATTCTCATTGGTTGACCCTGACTATGCAGCCCCAGATTTTGCGGGGGTGTATCCCGTCAACTTTGGGCTGGAGGTTGACCCTTCTATAAACGGCGCCAATGCAGTAGGCGGCGCTGAGACGTATTTATATCTCGACGCAGCCGACAGGCATTGGGTGATCGTCCAGCGGGTCGGCGCGTTGCTATCCAATACACTCCTGAACAGTACTGCGATTGACAGCTACTATCGCCACGTAGCCAGCGGTCAGTTCAACCTGCCCCAAGGGCATACGCTACAGGATTACGAGATTGTAATACGGCCATCGCAATCCTCTACATACAAGGTGCCGTTTTGGTTCGAGAATGTAAAGCATGGCTCATTTAATTACATGCTCTCCGCTGGCGAGCATATGGTTTACGCACGCTTTGGGGTTACCCCCCGACTTAAGCAATCGTATTCGCCATCCAACATGTACGTCGCGATGTTGGGGTTCCCTACTTATCTTGGGTTCCCCAACCAAGTTAACCAGAACAAGATAGTGGTTGGGCTTATCCATAAGACAACTCGGCAGCTCATCGAAAAGAGCATAACTCTTGAGTATCGGGCTACGCCGGAGACGTCATTGTCCTCCTATAGAAGCCCTGCGCTTACTTACTACGGTATTGACCCGTTTGAATCTCAACAGGACGGAGGTATCAACGACCAAGGAGTGTTCTCTCCTCCGGCAGTTACCCAGATCACAGATCGGATTCGGGTGCGCATCGAGCTTGTAAATGGGGAGTTCCTTGTGACGTCAGGCAAAGAAAGCGGGCTGAATCCAGTCGATACAAGGATGCGGGTACTAAGCAACCTACCCCCCAGTGGGGTTATGGAAGTGAGCAGGGTGCATCCTTTCTTTAAACTGGTGGGCAGCCCCAACATCCCCTACGCCAATCTTGATACCAATCCTCTCGACATCTACTTCGAGCCTATAGACATCCAGTCACATGACTGCTTCTATACTGACAGAATTGCAGATGCAAACCCGCAGTTGACGAGCATAGCCAGCTTTAAGTCAGGTCAAGCAGCTTTCCGAGGCCCCCTGGTTAAGCTGACCAACTACGCAACCCCTGGGCGCTGGATGCCGGGCGGGAGCGTTCGGGCAAAGGGTCTGCTATTCCGTCAAGCGCTACTGCAACAGCCCCAGGTAGCATACCACGTCGTCCGCATTGAGATTGGCGGTATTTATGGGAGGGATCAGATCGTAGTAACGGCGTATGAAGACGTAGGTTCTGGGCTAAATACCCATCGTAATTGGTCCGAAGTACCGATCCGCCGTATCGTGGCATATGCAGTACCCATAACCGACGTGGAAGTCAAGGTCGAAGACTTGGTAATCCTTGAAGAACCTTATGGTACTGATAAGGAGCAACCGGTCTATGGCAACAACTACCGCCCGTTAACGGTAGGGATCTCACTTCAGTATAGCTGGACTACTCAGGCGAACAGTACCAATCTGAGCTTATCCAAATTACATATGCGGTTTAACCTCCGCGTGCGCAGAATATCGACTGGTATCGAGGACGTGTATCCTGTTGTCGTTGATACTACTGTCGCACCAATATGAAAGCCAAACCATGTCAACCTTACTAACCACTACGGCCACCGCACTCGGAGCACAACCTGCTCACGCCGAAGCACTCGTACAGGCGTGCGAGCGCTTCGGCATCTCTACGCCTGTTCAGCAGGCTGTGTTTCTCGGCCAGCTTCATGTGGAATCCATGGGCTTTCGCCGTTCGGTAGAGAGCCTGGACTATGCCGCCGACAAGTTGCAAGGGGTGTTCGGCAAGCGCATCACCAGGCATGAGGCTCAGATGTATGGACGGATAGATGCCAAGGTGCGCATGCGTACCCGATGGGAGCACCCGGATCAGCGTGCCAATCAGGAAGCCATTGCCAACTGCGTTTACGGAGGGGAGTGGGGCAGGAGAAACCTCGGCAACACGCTTGCGGGCGACGGCTGGCGGTTCAGGGGACGCGGGGATATCCAGTTGACAGGCCGGACGAACTACCGACAGTTCAGCCTGTTCACCTTCCAAGACTTGCGGCTACTGGACACACCGGATATGGTTGCTCAACTCCCCTATCGCAGTCTGGCGGCGGGGTGGTTCTGGTCGTCACGAGAATGCGGTAAGCTAATCACTGGCAACCTTGCACAGAGTGTCGAGGCTGTCACTCGCAGGATCAACGGCGGCATGCATGCCTATGACGCACGCTTGGCGCAGGCCAAACGCGCACTCTATTTACTACAGGAGACACCCTAATGATTAAGGCTTTCAACACAACCCCGCATCGGGCGGTCAAGACGATCAGCAGCACCCCGTCTCCCCGCGCCATACCGTCCACCAGCGCCCGTAAGCCGAGCGCTGACAAGCCTGCACCGCTGTCCAACGGGAAGGCACGTGGTGCAAGCCGCTGTGCATCATGCGGCGGTAGGGGGCGGTTTTGACCCCTGAGCAGAATTTGACTGCCGTCAGGCAGCAGATGGCGCTGGATGAGAATCTGGCGCTGATGATTCGCAATGCGGCAAAGGCGTATGCCGATGACGTGTTGCGGAAGAGCTACACAACCGATGATGCCGCCGCCTTGATTCGTCAAGCCGGAATTGCAGAAGGTATCGAAAAATTCGCCCGTACCATCACCAGCCCACCGGTTGCGCCCCGCAAGGTCGCACGCCCAACGGCTCGCTGACAAAGGAAATAAACCATGGCAACTGCTGCCGAACGCGCCAAAGAACGAGAAGCCGCCATTCTGAAACGTCAGAAAGGCAAACGCGCCAAGACCCCCGCCTTTCTTGAAGAGATTGAGGAGCTTGCGCCCGACCCGCAGGACGTCGGCATTGACCCCGACCCGCAGGACGTCGGCATTGACCCCGACCCGCAGGACGTCGGCATTGACCCCGACCCGCAGGCCGACGGCAATCTGTCCGAGATCGAGCAGCTTCGCGCAGAGCTTGCCAAGCAACGGGCAGACTACGAAGCACTGCATGGCAGGCTGTCACCGGCACAGCAAGACCTGGAGCACTACCGTGCCGAGGCGCGCAAGTTGCAGCAGGAACTGGCCGCGCGGGAAGAAGCCCGTCAGAAAGAGATTGAAGAACTACGCCAGCAGCTTGAGGCCAAGCACGACCCGCTCGACATTGACGACATCTTGACAGCGGAAGAGAAGGCCGAGTTCGACCCGACCCTGATTAAGACCATTGCCAAGATGGCCGACGCCATTGCCCAGCGCCGCACATCACGGATTAACGCCAAGGCCGCAGCCTTGGAGGCCCTTGAGGAGCGCGAACGTCAACGGGTAGAGGCGTACCGCCGCCGCGTGATGAGCGATCCGGGCAAGGGGCTGCACACTCTGGCCTCACTGGCGAACGATCCGCGCTTCGTGGCGTGGACACGGGAAGATGACAACGACATGGATAGTGTGTTAAATTCGCTGTTAAGTGCGCGCAGTGTCGAAGATATTGATCGATACGCGCGGATTGCCTCACGCCGTATTGCCAGTTATCGCTCGCAGAACGGAAAGGCAGCCAACCGCTCAGATAGCAAGCCCGCTACGAGCCGCGCCGATGCAACGGCGAGATTGCGTACCGGGATGCGTCGAGGTTCGGATACTCGCGGCTCAGAACGAGAGCGCGAAGAACAACTGGAACAGGCCAAGCACCTGGCTCGCAGCCATCGGGCTGAGGACAGGGCGAAAGCCAAAGCCATTCTCGACAACCTTTGACGTAGGACATTTATCATGGCCCGACACATTGCCACCGCAGGCTATGAGGGGATGGAGGGTAGCCTCTGGGCACCCCCGAAGCTCACTGCCAAAATCGTTTACAACTACCACATCTGTTCGCTGACCCCGCAGATCGCCAAGTCTGACTTCCTGTCCGATGAGGAACTGTTCTGCGGCTCCAAAGCCATCTTCGGCGTTGAGCAAGACCTCGACCTGTTTGGCATGGACACGGACAACAACGAACATCCCGATACCTTCTCAGGCCCAGGGATCGACACTGCTTCGCTGACTATCTGTCAGTCCAAGAAATTTGAGTGGAAGATCTCCAACCAAGACAAGCGCATCATGTGCGCAAACTTCGAGCGTTGGGAATCCAACCTGCGGCGCCAGATCAGCAAGCACATCACCAAGCTAGTTGACGCCTACTCGATCCCTAAGATCATCGCTTCTGCTGCGGCGCACAATGTCGGCACCAAGGCTGGCAAGCTGACTCAATCGATCAATCTGGGCGATCAGGGAGCGAACGCGCTCCCCGGCAACTCGATTGCTGGCTTTGAGGAGATGATCTTGTCTCTCCGTGAAGTCGCACTTGAAGCCGGTTTGATGTGCGGTGAGGGTGAGCTTGCGGGGGAAGGCGACAGTGCTGAACCTGCGATCATCATCCCGCTGAAACTGGAACGCTACGCCTTGCAGATTCTCAAAGAGCTGAACCAGTGCTGCTCCGACCAGAACGCAATGGTGACGGGTTTGATTGGCCGCATGTATGGCTTCCGCATCATCACGTCCCGCTGGTTGCAGGCCGCAAACTTCGGTTCGGCTGGTGTGCTCGCCCCTGTGCTTCTGGTTGACCCGAATCAAATCCTGCACGCCTTTGACGTCATCACCAACAAATGGTACGAAGGCAAGTGGGAAGACTACCTGGTCGGCGAGTTTGTGTGGGATACCCACGTTATCAACCCCGATGGCGTTGCTGTTGCCATCTCTCGCGTGTAAGGAGAAACCAACATGGCACGTAAAGTAAAAAACGCCAAGAACCTTCAAGCGTTCCGTGGGGCTTACCCCAAGCAGGATGTGTACGCCAAGAACTCCGGTTTTGGGTGTACGCCTGACCCCGCCCCGCAGCCGGACAAGCTGGCCTGTCGCGTGCGGTTCGACAACGCCCTGGCGCATGTCAATCCGCTCGGCGGCGTCGATCAGTTTGTGTTCCCGCAAGCGGACGGGTTTGCGTACAACCAGAATGAGATCATCAACCACATCAACGCCTACGGTGTAGGGGCTGAGGTGTCGGTGATCGCCATTCCGACGTATGCCATCCTGACCGGCCTGCATATCCACATTGCGGCGGAAGAACCTGGCCTGACCTTCGGTGTCAAAACCCGCAACGGTCTGGCATTGCCCACCAACACGCCAATCATCGTCACTGCAACGGATGCATCTCAGGGGGATTGCCCTCTGAATCGTGAGCGGACGGATGGGACGGCGGCAACGTGGAACGCCTTTGGCGCGCTCGGCTCTGCCCGCTTCATCGACATTATCGGTCGTGACGGCACTGGCAAGTTTGCGCTGGAAGCAGATGAGATCATCCTTGAAGTCAAGTCCATGCCGTCATCCGGTGTGGTGCTCGGCGACTTCCAGCTTGTTATCCGTGCGGCGTATGAAGTGATCGGTCGCGCCGAAGCGTAAGGTACACTAGCGGGGGTCAGACTTCACTGACCCCCGTGTTCTCAACAAAGGAAAAAGCATGAACGTTGTTCCTACTAGCGAAGGCCGCCGCGCGCACGTTGTCCAGAGTGCCCGCAATGGCTTGCTCGTTACTATCCCGACGGATGCTCGCGGCGTTGTCCCTCGGTTCTTCACCAAGGGCGATAATGAACTTGTGTTCAAGCGTGTCGGCCGCCAACAGACCAAGGTTGACGTGGCTCCTGCCGTGCTGAACGCAGCGGATGAAGGGGCTGTCGGCGGGGATTCGACCCTGCACGTGGATACCAGTGAACAGCCGACCAAGAAGAAGAGCCGCTCCAAACTCGAAGATTTGGCATAAGGGGCGTGACAGATGGCCGTGCCTGCCCATCTGAGATACTCCCCGGTCAATCATCTGATTGTGGATTGGGGCTTCAACGCGCAGGCATTCAACGATTGCGGGCTGCCTCAGCCCCGCTGTTGGGACGACATACCAGACACCCAAGGCCCTGCCCCGCGGTGCAACCCGTTGCCGATCAGGGAAGCCATCGACACCTACGATTGGGAGCGCTGGCTCCCTGAAATCATTGTCGGGATTGATGAGGCAGACGAAGAGATCGCAGCCAGTTATGCACGGGAAGCGGCCATCATTTTCTGCCGTGATGCGCGTGTGTTGCAGCGCGAGATCATCATTGAGTGGCAACCAGACGAGCACGTGTATCCGGTGTTTCCCTATCAGGGCGAGCGCATCGTTGGCGTGCTGCGCGCGGCCAGAGACACTCACGGATGCATGACCTGCTCATGCGGCCCACGTGACGGACACGGCACCAGGAATGACCTGTTCGGGCTGCATTACTCGCTCGACACCGCCCGCAATGAGATCACACTTCAAGCCATCGGGCCTTGCACGGTCGGCGAGCGTGTTCGGCTGTTGGTGTGGAGCACGCCGACAGAGGATGCATGCGAGCACGACGTGTTCATCTACGAGCACTACCGCCGCCCGATCGCTCAATGGGCAAGGCGCAACTATGCGCGCGCTGTGCATTTCCGCGACCAGCTTCTCATGCGCTCCTTACCACCGGAGACGAAGTTTGAGGAGGAGATCACCAAGGCCAAGCGCCGAGCGCACAGTGTGCCAAGCGCCTGGCGTGAGCGCTCCACGGGCAGCGGCATGTGGCAAACCGGCTGCTGGACACGGAGGGGCTGGTGATGAATGCACTTGAGTGGTTCCAATCCATTGCCTACGCCCTGAACGATGCTGAACCCGGGCGTGAGTTCCGACGCTATCCAGTGGCGGAGATGATCAAGGCGTACAATGCCGCGATCTGCCTTGTCGCCGATTACCGGCCAGACCTGTTCACGGAATTGCGCATTGTCAAGCTGGAGACGGGGAAGCACCAAGATCACCGTAGCTGCTGCGCGAACGTGCTGGACGTGCTGGATCAGGTGACACAGACAGGCGATCTCATTAAGGAGATTGTCGGCGCTCGGGAGAAGCCAGGCATTGCCAAGCGCAACTGGAAGAAGCCATCTTGTCTGCGCAAGAAGGCAGATGACGCCGGTATCCGGTACCTGATCGACAGCGTGTCAATCGATCCGAATTTGAACGGGCGCTTCACCGTAGACCCGCCCGTCCCCTGCGGTGTAGATGCCTTCGTCATTGTGAAGTGCGTCAACAAGCCCTGTGCGTTCAGCATCTCGAATCTGAACGGGGAGTTTGAGCACGACTGCACCCACGTGACGGCGGCCTGGCACTACGTGCTGGCGCGCATGCTGACTGGTGACCGCTTCGCGAATGCAGCCGGGGGCGATGCGGCGTACCATTACAAGATGTTCTACGACCTTCTGGGCATCTCGCAGCGCCAAGAAGCCCAGATCGAATCACAACAGGAAGCGCACTGATGCCTGTCACCTACTGCCCCCCGAATCAGAACCAGCCCCCGGATGCGCCGCCGCCTGTTCTGCCACGATGTGACGTGGCACTGGACAATGGAGTGTTCCCGAACGCGACAGTGACGGTATCAGGTGGGTGCATCGTCAATATCACCGAAGGCAAACCACTGGTATACGCCCCTGATCCGTGCTGCGGTGGCGGTGGCGGTGGCGGTGGCGGT